TTCATTAAATACCGCTGATGACATTGGAATGGCAAATACACTTGCCGCCGATGCGGCTAAAAAAGTACCAAAACTGGGTAATGCTTTTGAAGGCGCTCCTCTTGCCGCACCTGTTACCGCACCTGTTACCGCACCTGTCGTTCCACCAGTTGTCCCACCAGTTGTCCCACCAGTCGTTCCACCAGTTGTTCCACCAGTCGTTCCACCAGTTGTTCCACCAGTCGTCCCGCCTGTTGTTCCACCAGCAAAAACTGTCACAGGTTCTTACACTGACGCTAACGGCAATGTATTTCAAATTTGGTCAGATGGATCTACAACTAAAGTAGATATGGGAGTTAGCCAGAACGCTTTACAACTTGTTACAAGCGTATTGTCTGGTTACGGACTAGATACTACTGGTGCCATTGGCAATGCAATTTACGGCTTGGTTGCCAAGAATTATGACTCAGCAACTATTCAGGCATTGATCGAAGATCCAGCATCTGCTAATTCAAACGATCCTGCAATTAAAGCACTGGCTACTGCTTGGAACACACGCTTCTCAGGAAACGTAGCGCGTGAAAAAGCTGGCCTTACACCGCTTTCACCGGCTGATTACATCAGCACGGAAAATTCATACAAGGCTGTTATGGCTCGCGCAGGCATTAGTGCTAGTTCGCCATTGATGGATCAATCATACTTTGGTCAACTCATGGGAAGTGACCTATCGCCAGCGGAAGTACAACAGCGCGTTACCGCTGCTACCGATGCTGTGACTGCAACAGATCCATTTATTAAACAACAGTTGCAACAGAACTTTGGGCTTACTTCAGAAGATATGGTTCATCATCTTCTTGATCCAAATACCGCTGCAAGCGTTATCCAGCAGAAGGTTCAAGCCTCTCAGATCCAAGGTGAAGCAGGCAGGCAGAACCTTGCTCTTAACCAGCAGAACGCAATGAGCCTTGTGGCTCAAGGCATTACTCAGGCACAGGCAGCCGCTGGCTTTACCAATATAGGCTCTCAACTTGGAGCGCAGCAACAGCTAGCATCTATGTACGGTATGCAGCCAAGTCAAATCGGTAATGAACTTACCGCTGCTCAGTTTAATAGCAACATCAATGGCGTTTCTGCCGCACAGGCAAACATTGATCTAGCCCGCCTACGCGCACAAGAAGTTAGCCAATTCTCTGGTTCATCTGGCGCTAGCAAAGGCAGCCTTTATACAGAAGAACAAGGCATAAGTTAAATAGGTTCCATGCGGATTAACCAGCATCCTGCATGTGTATCACAGACTGGTAGTAGGAGCCAAACCTCTTTCCCCTGAGAGAATTTGTGGCCTGCGTCAACTAAACAGAAAAGGGAGTGCCACATGGCAGACCAATATAACGACGACGAAGACGATCTAGACTTTGAAGATCAGCCACAGGCTGATCAGAATGGTCCAGCAAATCTACGCAAAGCACTAAAGCGCGCAGAGCGCGAGAAGAAGGAACTGGCTGATCAGCTAGCTTCTATTCAGGCAGACCTTCGAGGACGTTCAGTCAAGGAAGTATTGGAACAAAAAGGTGTACCTACCAAGGTAGCCAAATTTATTCCTACCGACGTAAGTACGCCGGAACAGATTGATGCATGGTTAAACGAGAACGCTGATGTGTTCGGTTTTGCTGCGCCTGAATCTGCTTCATCGGAAGAACCAACACCAAATGCTAGAGAAACACAGCGTATCAATACCGCTCTTCAAAACGCAAATACCCCATCTCGCGATGCAGATACTGCCGCGAAATTGGCTGGCGTTAAAACCAGAGAAGAACTTGACATGCTCGTTTTCGGCCAAAAGGTAAGTGGCTCACGCCGATAAAAACCCATTCGACACTAGACCCTATAGAAAGTAGGTGACACAATGGCAAATCAATATACCGACTCAGTCGGCTCTACCTCTGGTATTCCCGGATTAGTACAGACCGCTTATGATCGCTATGTAGAGTTTGCACTCCGTGCTGTCCCACTTATCCGCGACGTTGCAGATAAGCGCCCAGTACAGCAGGCTATGCCCGGCTCATCTGTTGTATTCCAGATTTACACAGATATGTCAGCAGTTACAACATCTCTCTCAGAAGATGTTGATCCAGATGCAGTTGCACTTGGAAACACAACCCCTGTTACCGTTTCGCTCCTTGAATACGGTAACGCATCACTCGCAACTCGTAAGCTCGAGTTGTTCTCACTCTCAGATGTAGATCCAGCCATCGCAGACATTATTGCGTTCAACATGGCTGACTCACTTGACACAGTTGTGCTCAAGACACTTGTTGGTGGACCAAACGCTATTGCTGAACTTACAGGCGGTTCAACCAACCCTGTATCAACATACAATGGCAACTACACCAACGGTACAACTCAGGCTAGCATCGACGGCACATCAGTCATTCGCTCACGCGATATTCGTACTGCTGTTGCTAAGCTCCGTGCTAACAAGGCTGTCCCACGTCAGGGAGAATACTACTGGTGTGGTATCCACCCAGAAGTTTCATACGACCTTCGCTCAGAAACTGGCGCAGGCGGATGGCGTGATGACCACAAGTACGCTGAGAACGGTGCTTCTGAATTTTGGCCGGGCACTATCGGAACATACGAAGGTGCTATGTTCGTAGAGTCACCACGTTTGTTCAACACAACAGACGGAACTGGCTCAACAGGTGCAACAGGTACCTTCGGTACTTCTGGCTACACCTACGCTTCTGGCGGTACACGTGTATTCCGTACACTTGTTGCTGGTAAGCAGGCTCTCGCAGAAGCAGTGGCAGAAGAGCCACATGTTATCTTCGGACCAATTGTTGATAAGTTGATGCGTTTCCGTCCAATCGGATGGTACGGCGTTCTAGGCTGGGCACGTTACCGTGACGCAGCTTTGGTTCGTATCGAATCATCAGCTTCTATCCACAACTCCTAATCCGAGTTAGTTGCTTCCTAGCCCCTCTATTCCTTTCAAGGGGCTAGGCGGCAACGCCCAACGAAAGGTAACGCATGACATATACATTTAAGCCACCAACGGTCAATGAAGGACCAGCAGGTTTTGGTATTTTGTTTTGGCGTTACAAAATCGCACGCGCTAATTCGATCCTTGTCAACGGATCGGTAGTTACTTCAATTCGTACACCAGCGGTGCAGGATACACAGTCGGCAGACTATTGCTATCTAGGCGGGCATGAGTACATCATCACCCAGCCAGAATACGACATTCTTTATGCAGCGGGCTATGGCCCCTACATTACTATTTCTTAGGAGCATTGAGTGGCTAATCCCGGCAGATACAACATCAATGTGATTAAGGGTACAACTTTTAATTTAACATCAGTATGGAAGATTAACAACATTCCTGTCATTATGACCGGCTATTCAGCCGATATGCAGGTGCGCGATGTATCAAACAATCTCATCACTGAAATGTCCACTGGCAACGGCAAAGCAACAATTACTGGCAGCGCGGGCGAAATTTCTTGTGACCTTACTGCTGCCCAGACAGCAGCCCTTGCTGCCGGCACATACAGCTACGCTCTTAATGTGACTGATGGCACAGGAACAGTTACGCAACTTCTCAATGGAGCATTTCTTGTAGCACCATCGGTGGTGCAGTAATGACAGTCAATCAGGACAGCATTTCTACCGTTGAGGTTCAGGTAACTACTAACGTCTTTGACGTAGTATCAAATGAATATCGCGTTATTGAACTTGGCCCTATTGGGCCACAAGGTCCTATTGGCTACCAAGGCGCAATAGGTGTTACAGGTGCAACAGGCCTTACAGGACCGACAGGAGCAATAGGTGCGACAGGAAACACTGGGCTTACTGGTAATACTGGTGCCATTGGTAGCACTGGTCCTACTGGCGCTATTGGACAAACTGGAACAACAGGACCAACAGGAGCTGTAGGTAACACAGGATCAACCGGACCTACCGGTCCGCAAGGCGCGGCTGGCGTTCAGGGAAATACCGGCATGACTGGTATGACAGGAATGACTGGCGTTACTGGTGCCACAGGTGTAACTGGAGCAACTGGCGCTACCGGACCAACTGGTCCTCAAGGAGCGCAAGGCAATACAGGAAACACTGGCTTAACTGGTAATACTGGTATGACTGGTATGACCGGCGTAACCGGTCCTACAGGTGCAACTGGTAACACTGGCCCAATGGGCGATCATTACCAGACAACATCAACAACTTCTATTTCTTTGCCAGCCTCTGGATCTGTCACGCTTACCATCGGCACTGGCCTTGCTTATTCTTTGCAGCAGTCAGTTATTGTTGCAAATACATCAAGCGCTTACTTTGTTGGCGACGTAACCTCTTACACATCCGGCACTGGCGTAATAACGCTCAACGTTACTAAGACCGTTGGCACGGGAACCTTTACCTCATGGACAGTTAACCTTGACGGTGCTGTAGGTGCCATCGGCGTGACTGGACCTGCTGGACCTACTGGAGCGGTTGGAAATACCGGCTACACAGGTGCTACAGGCTTTACTGGATTTACAGGCTCTACCGGCCCTACAGGGCCTACAGGAGCCGTTGGAGCGACTGGCTTTACTGGTTATACCGGAGCTACCGGCTTTACCGGTTTTACGGGCAGCACAGGCCCTACAGGGCCTACTGGAGCGCAGGGCGCTGCTGGCGTTCAAGGTAATACTGGACCGACGGGACCAACGGGAGCTGTAGGCTTTACAGGCTTTACAGGATTTACAGGCTCAACCGGACCAACAGGTCCGCAGGGTGCTGCTGGTCCACAAGGCAACACTGGTAATACAGGCATGACTGGTCTAACTGGTAATACAGGTATGACTGGAATGACTGGCGTAACTGGCCCTACAGGGCCTACAGGCACACAGGGCAACACAGGAAACACTGGCTTAACAGGTAACACTGGCATGACAGGTTTGACCGGTCCTACCGGACCTACTGGTGCCACAGGTGCGACTGGGCCACTTGCCTCTAACAACGCTCACGCTTCTGCTCGCCTTGCCACAACAGCCAACCTTGCTACCACTTATACCGCAGGTTCGGCAGATGCTGGTGGTGGCTATGGAGTTGGCGCTAAATTAACAGCCACATCAAATGGACGTGGTTCTATTGACGGAACAAACATTACTGTTGGCGATAGAATTTTAGTCAAGAATCAAACAACTCAGACTCAAAATGGTATTTACACAGTTACCACTCAAGGCACCTTTGGCGTTGCTTATGTCCTCACCCGCGCTACTGATTACGACAACTCAACTGCTGGTCAGGTCGAGTATGGCGATTTTCTCTTCGTAACTACTGGCACAGCCAACGCAGCTACCAACTGGATCCAGAACAATGTCGGCACAGGAACCAATGGCTACATCATCATCGGTACCGACAACATTACCTTTGCTCAATCAGGCGGTGTAGGCCCACAAGGAAACACCGGAAATACGGGCGCAACGGGCGCTACAGGCGCAACTGGTGCCAATAGCACAGTTGCTGGACCTACTGGTTTTACAGGCTCTACAGGCCCTACAGGGGCTACAGGACCTACTGGAGCAGCTGGCACTAACGGTACTAATGGAACCAATGGTGCCACTGGCGCAACTGGCTTTACAGGCTCTACGGGACCTACAGGACCGCAAGGCTCAGCAGGCGTTCAGGGTAATACCGGCAACACAGGTAATACAGGAGCAACTGGTTTGACAGGTAACACTGGCGCAACAGGCGCGGCAAACCTTTGGGATATACTCATGCTTGGCGGAATGTGATACAATAGCAACGAATGAAGATTGCCGTTTACGCTATTGCGCTAAATGAAATTCTCCATGCCGAAAGGTGGGCAAAGGCCGCCGAAGGCGCTGATTACCGGATAGTAGCAGATACAGGATCAACTGATGGCACACAAGAAAAGCTACGCGAATTGGGTGTTACTGTTCACGATATTAGTGTTAGGCCTTGGCGTTTTGATGTGGCGCGGAACGCGTCTCTTGCGCTCATACCAGCGGACGTAGATGTTTGTGTCTTTGTGGATATGGACGAAGTTATCCACAAGAACTTTTTTAAGGAACTGCGCAAGCAGTGGGATCCAACGGCGCAGGCTGGCTGGGTAACATTTGATACTGGCAGCAAATGGCAGAAAGATAAGATCCATTCCCGCCATGGGTGGTACTGGAAATATCCAATTCACGAAGTAGCCATTTACTATGGCGAAGGAACGCCAAAGTATTGCACTATTAATAACGCGATCATCAGCCACAAGCCAGATGAAAACAAATCTCGCGGGCAGTATCTGCCCATGCTTGAGATGTGTGTTAAAGAGTTTCCAACAGATCCACGTGCGTGGACTTATATGGTTCGCGAGTATTACTTTTACCGTCGCTGGGAAGATGTACTTACCGCAGCCAACGCTCGCATGGAACTTGGCGGATGGAATGTTGAAGAGGCTGCCACCTGTCGGTGGGCAGCAGAAGCTGCGCATTATCTTGGCAAAGCCGAAGAGTCAACCAAATGGGTTGATCGCGGAGTGCAGATCCTTCCTACTGAGGGTGAGCCTTGGTTCTCAGTAGCCCTAGATGCTTATCGCAACAAACGTTGGCAGCAATGCTTAGATGCTTCTATCAAAGCCATCGAGTGTCCGCGTAGCGTTCATCATTGTTATGACGCTTCTGTTTGGAACTGGAAAGCCTACGATCTGGCAAGCATCGCCTCATGGGAGTTGGGCTTTATAGATGAAGCAATTACTTTTGCTGTTGCCGCTAGTAAAGCCAATGGCGAAGAAAATGATCGAGTCTTACGTAACTTGAAATTCTTTAGACAAGCCAAGGAGAAACATGGCACTCGGAGATAACTGCCGTTCTGGTTGTTTAGAAAAAAACCACGAAACATATATCGATTGCTTGCAGGATGCAAACATCCATACCAATGCCGGTGACGCAGCAGGCAACAAAACAATGAACAAGAGAAGCTGGAACGCTGAATTAGATGCGTATGCGGCTGCTAGGTCACAAGGTATTCAGCCAGCAGGTACAACCATGCGGGCAGTTAACGAAGCAAAGGCAGCTAGCGACACGCTAGGCGTAGCCTTCGATGCAGGCACAATGCCTGCCGCAAAGCAGATTACCAAGCACAAGGCCAAGGTAATGAAAGAAGTGGGAGTGATCTAATGGTAGCAGCAAAAAAGGGCATGGGCTTTAAGGCCGCCCAGAAGCAAATTGCAAAAAAGTCTGGCGTTCCAATGGAGAACGCAGGAGCGATTCTTGCAGCAGCAACACGTAAGGCTAGCCCAGCAGCAAAGAAGGCTAACCCAAATCTCAAAAAAGTTTTACCAGCCAAAAAGGGTAAGTAATGTCTATTAAGAAAATCTCAATTGCAACAGCAGCAATGCTCGCTATTTCAATGGTACCGGCTCATGCAGATTCTACTGCTGCTCAGCAGTACGCAGCCTATGCTGCACAGCAAGCAGCAATTGAAGCACAGGTAGCACAGGTCAGGGCAGCCTTAGCGGTTGCCACAGCCAAGATCAACACAGCAAAATTTAAGATTCAAGTTGCTGATGCTGCTAACAAGGTTGCGATTCTTACAGTGCAGAAGGCTGAAACAACAACTGTTCAGGCAACAACTGCAACTAAGAACCTCAACGATCAAGTTCAGGCACTTTCCAAGAAGGTTGCAAGCTTCACCGCAACCATCAAAGCCATTGCCGTATCTGTCAATAAAATCAATCTCAAACTAAAGTAAGGGAAATACTATGTGCATGTCATGCGGATGCAATAACAATGCAGTCAACGTTTCAACTGACGAGCTAAACGGCAAGCCAAACATCGACCCAAAGGGTGGATACAAGGGCGTTGGCGGTACAGTAACTTGGCCGGCAAAGTAAAGCAGACCGGCGCTAAGAAGCAGGCTGTATCTGATTCGGTCACCATCGGTGGTCAAAAGCATGTTGTCACACGCGCCAGTAATGGGGATGTAATCGTCAATCACCCCAATTCAAAAAAGACAACATTTAAAAAAATTGATCTGACTAAAAAGGCAGATGTAAAAACTGTTGCCGCTGGCGTGGCAGCGGTTAAAAAATGGCATAAGGCTCATCCAGCGAAAGGCAAGTAAATGGCGGTAGATGATGGTCGTCCAACTGTATATCATTTAAATCGTTTAGCGGGAACCATCGTTAATGGAGTACCGCAATGGGATTTTAATGGCGCAGCTGTTCAGTGGGCCAATAGGACAATTCCCGGCCACAACGCCACACGTGGTATTGATGCTCTGAATTTAATTTACGCAAGCCGACACGGTGGAAAGAATTTTTATCTAGATACGCCGGGCGTTCTTAATGCCCTTGCTGGAGTAACTGGATACGGCGAAGCAGCGGCTGCATCGAGGATTACATCGTGACACTTTTTTCAGAACTTATTGATGAGACGGCTCTAGCGCTCACAGGTTATACCTCACGTCAGGATCAGGCTACATTCCTTCTTGCCCCAATGGGACCGACGGATCTGAGCTTTACCGTTGCTGATGGCACAGTCCTTACACGCGGTATTGTAGAAATTGACGAAGAGTTGATCTGGGTCGATTCATTTGACCGTACATCAAACACCGCAACCATCCCGCCATATGGCCGCGGTTTTAGAGATACAACACCGGTGCCACATAGCGCTGGGGTACGCGTTACCGTTGCCCCATCATTCCCACGGGCAATGATCCGCAAAGATATTAACGAGGCTATTGACGCTATTTATCCAAGCCTCTTTGGCGTGTACTACACCACGTTCCCATTCATTGCTGCGCGTACAACATACCAGCTTCCATCGGAAGCAATTGATGCGATAGCAGTTTCATGGCAGACCATTGGACCATCTTTGGAATGGCTACCAGTGCGTCACTACCGCATTGACCGTACTGCTAACCCTGTTGTGTGGAACACCGGAAAGACCATCTCCATCTCCGATGGAATTATCCCGGGTCGCACCGTACAGGTTGTTTACACCAAAAAACCTACACAGCTTGTTTATGACAATGATGATTTTACAACTACTGGCCTTCCAGACTCAGCCCGAGAAGTAATCATTCTTGGAGCGGCATACCGCTCAGCTGCATATGTCGATATGGGCCGCGTACCAGCATCCTCTGCCGAAGCAGGATCAATGGATCAGAGCAACCCAGTTGGGTCTGCAACCAATATGAGCCGTTATTTCTATCAGATGTACCAGCAACGCCTTGCGGTCGAAATGGCACGTCAAGCAGAGCAATACCCACCACGCACCCACTACAGTCGCTAAGGCAGGCCCATGACAAGATACTACAGCGCCACGGCGCAAGATACTACATTGACAGGATCGATAACAAGCTCATCGACCACCATGACAGTAGGCGCAGTAACCGGTTATCCCGGAACAACTCCTTACGTCTTGGCTGTCGATTACAATTCTTCTGCTGAAGAACTTGTTCTTGTTACCGGAATTTCTGGCCTAACGCTCACTATCACTCGAGGCTTTAACTCAACAACTGCTCAAGCTCACGCTGCTGGAGCTGCTGTTCGCCACGTTATCACAGCGCAGGATCTTACCGATGCTGCCAACCACATCGCAGCAACAAGCAATGTCCACGGCGTTACAGATAACGTAGCCGGTTTTGGAGATATAACAAACATCGCGTTCCTGACAATGGGCGCTTAACCAAGCAAAGGAAAATAAATGGCAAGTGCATATAAAGTGCTTGGGCAGGCAGTCCCAGCAGCAACAACAGCGGCAGGTGCTTCATCTAACCTCACCACTCTGTATACATCAGGTACAGCAGCAGGTGCGGTTGTCTCTAGCGTCGTCATCTGTAACCAGTCTACATCTGCTCAGACATACCGTGTCTCAGTCCGTGTAGCAGGTGCAGGCGATACACCAAAGCAGTACCTTGCTTATGACGTGGTTCTCGGTAGCAACGCTACAGACACGCTTACCCTTGGCTTAACCCTTGCCAACACAGATGTTATCTCTATCGCAGCATCCTCAACCTCAGTCTCATTCAATGCTTATGGAAGTGAGCTTTCCTAATGACTGTTACCCGTCACCCTAACAATCAGGGTGTCACACTAAGCCAGTGGCGCTACAACGCCACGGGCGGTGAGACAACCCTTTCAGGCACAGACGCTTTTGGCGCTGGCCTGTCCTATACCGTGGGAGCCGAACAAGTATTTGTCAACGGCGTACTCTTAGAGCGTGGCGTGGATTACACAGCCAGCACAGGAACCACCGTCACAGGGCTTACAGCCCTTGTAGCAGGCGACATCGTAACCGTCTCTAGCCCATCAGCCTTCAACGTGGCTAATGCCATCCCAAAGGCTACAGT